CTTAAAAGGGGCCTTGCGCTCATACCGTGAGGCCCCTTTTTTCAAACCATTTAAACATATATTATGAAAGCAATTATTTTTTTCGTAGCCTTTGGCCGCCCTCTTGCTGAGGATATTGAAGCAGCCAAGACCATTGCAGACCACGCCAATGAGCGTGTTGTCTTTCGCAACGGCTCACTTGCTGCTCAAAACAGTGAGGCCCCCGAACCTTGCCTTGGATATGCAGGTATTGTGCCTGAGTCTGAGGCCTACCAAACCAAGCCAACCTATACCATCAATGAAGATGGTGAAGTTGAAATCGTTGAGCCGGGTGACGGCATTGTCAAATTTGAGAAAGAGGCTGAGGTCAATGAAATTGGCCTCCCTATTGGATCACCTGACAACCGAGATGACCTCAAGGCCGCTCTTGATGATGCTGAGGTCGAATACCACGGCAACGCCAAAACAAAGGCTCTTGCCGCCCTGTATCTCTCTGAGGTGCTTGTTGCTGAGGAAGACTAAATTCACGGCCAACCAACCCCAACTGAAACAGGCATGCTCATACTAGAAGACGGTTCCCTTGTGGTAGGGGCAAATTCGTTTGTTTCAGTTGCGGAGGTGCGAGCATTTGCCATTGCTCGTGCCTCTGATTTGGCTGCCTTTGATGACTCAGCAATTGAAGCTGCTGCCGTTAAAGCTGCCGATTACTTACGAGGCTTGCGCCATCGCTTCAAAGGTGAGGAATTGATTGCAGAGCAGTCTTTACCATTCCCCCGGCAATATGTCTTTGTGGCCGGGTTTGAACTGCCATCAAATACAGTGCCTCAAGGCATTAAAGATGCAGCTTGCCAGCTTGCTATTGAATCAGCCAATGGTGCTGACCTTCAACCAACAACAAACGGGCAAGTCACAACCAAAGAAAAAGTAGGCCCTCTTGAGACCACTTTTGCACCAAACAGTGCCCCTGACGGCACACAGCTTTTTGCAGCAGCAACCGCACTGCTTGCACCATATATGACAGGAGCCTCAGGCGGGGGGCTTTCATCACTTCGCATCTGATGCTTTTTGATTACCAAAAAGCACAGAAAACGGCTCTGGGGCTCATTGCCAATTTTGGTCGCACAATGCCCCTTGTTAGGCTTGCGTCTGAATATGATCCTGTGACAGGTGAAGAATCAGAAATAACCTCACAATCTCAGACAGCAACTGTGGCTAGTCTTCCTAATGGGTCAGGCTCAAACTTTGACAATCGTTTCAAGGAAGATTTTAAAGCGGGTAAAATCCGCTTTTTCTATGTTGCGGCAAAAGGTCTCAATTTTGAACCTGCACCGGGTGACATATTTGTTTTTGAGAATAAAGTTTGGGATGTTGCAGGTTCAACCCCTTTGAATCCTGCCGGGGTGCCAGTGCTTTACACAATGGCAGGGAGAGTGAGCGGCAAAACGCTTGTTGATTATCCTGAAACATTACCCACAACAGGTGAGTGTAATGACCTTACTTTTGATTTTGCAACATACGTGAACAACAACTTAGATTAAAATGGGACTAATTGCAGACATTACAGCCGGATTTGACGTGATCATTGCACGGGTCAACACTCTTGTTGCGGGGTTGGCGGGCAAGGCTGATTCTGACCATAACCACAATTCTACGAATTATACAAAGGGTGAAATTGACACACAAAACGCTTTGCTTGTGGCCAAGAGTGCCGTTGTTGACGACCTCCTATCTGCCGTCACAAATACACCGTTAAGTGCTAACCAAGGGCGTGTGCTGAAAAACTTAATTGATAATATCAACACTTTGATTTTGTCAGACGACACTGCTTTAGATGATTTACAAGAAATCGTCGATTTTATCAAAATCAACAAAAGCACCCTTGATGCTTTGGGGATTGCGAGCATTGCAGGTTTGCAAACTGCTCTCGATGCTAAAGTTGCAACTTCCAGCTTGGCGAGTGTTGCAACTTCTGGGAGTTATGATGATCTTGCAGACAAACCAACAATTCCGAGTGGATCTTCTGGGGCGCCTGTCGGGTTTTCGGCAAAAACAAGTTCGACAGATATTCCAGCCGCGCAATGGACGGTAGCGACATTTTCAAACGAAATTTCTGACACCCATAATTCATGGAATGGCTCGGTTTTTGTTGTTCCTGAGACTGGGATTTATGAGGTGTTTGGGGTATACGCGTTTTCGTCTGTGAACGCCGGAAACAATTACATTGTGGGGATTAGCGTTAATAGCGGTTCTACGTCGGCTGATTTGATTGGGCGAGGAGCAGCGGGTGGGACTTCGATCATGGGAGCAGGAGGGGCGCGGAGGATTGCTCTGACTGCGGGAGATCAGCTCAGGATGATGGTTTGGTGCGCCAACGCGACCTCTGGTTTTTCGTCGGCGGCAGGATATTGTTCATTTTCGGCATATAAAATCTAAATGAGCTTTGAAGTTGACATTTCAAAGTGGGCTGCCAAATCTTCACGGCAAATGGGAGATTTGCACCGGGCTGTTTGCCTCAAGCTTTTCAATAGAGTCATCATGGCAACGCCTGTTGGCAACCCTGACAATTGGAAATCTTTGTGGAAATGGGACGACGGCACGGCAGTCAACCCCCCGGAAGGGTATGTTGGCGGCAGACTTCGTGGCAACTGGCAAATATCATCAGATACACCTGCCTCAGGCACTGTTGAAATCATTGACCCTGAGGGCACCAAGACAACTGCAAAGGTTGAGCATTTTATTTTGAGTAAAGATTTCAAAAAAGACATTGAGATTTATCTGACAAACAATTTGCCTTACGCATACACCGTTGAATATGACGGGCATTCAGGACAAGCCCCTGAGGGAATGGTGAGGAATAATTTAATCAGAATCACCAACAACCTAAAATCACAAGCATGAGCCAAATTGAAACCAACGTCAGGGGTGCTCTTATTCAGGCCGCCAAAGACTTTCTCACAACAGGTGAGCTGCCCACAATGACAACCGGGGCCATTGCTTGGGAAAATCGCAACTCAAAAGCCCCTCAAGATTCTGCTTTGTGGGCATCTGTATTTTACAGACCAAACAGGCCTGAGTCTCGCACCATTGGTCTTGATGGTATAAATCAGCAGACAGGCTTTCTGCAAATCGATTTGAATGCCCCTCAAGGTCAGGGTGAAAGTGAGCATAACAAATGGGAAAATAAAATGTCAGAGTTTTTTGCCGCTGGCAATAGATTCTCACTTGACACAGTTTCTGTGCTTGTCACCAGCTCAGGAATGGGTCAAGGTAGGCCCGTTGAAAATCATTTCAGAAAATCAATCACTGTGGCTTTTACAGCTCAGCTAAAACGAAAAAACAACCAATAGAAAACAAATATCATGAGTGAAGCGTCAGCACATAAATTGTCATACGTGGTGGAAACCACAATTGGCACCACACCAGCCAACCCCCGTTTTCAGCTTTTGCCTGATACCCGTACAACTCTTGCCCTGTTGAAAGACACATTGGCAACAGAGCGGCTGACAGGAAACCGCTTTCCCGGCCAACCTCGCACAGGAGCACGCACCGTTGGTGGTGAAATTCCTGCCGACCTTTCTTTTGGTACTTATGATGATTTCATTGCATCTGCTTTGCAGGGTGATTGGGTTGATGATGCAGGTGCAGGCCCTGACACCTGCACAATAAGCATTGACGCCGCACCTGGGGCAGTTTTCTCCCCCGGTGACACGGTTGACACTGACAACGGGGTTGTCACGATTGAAAGCATCCAATCAAAAGGTGGTGACGAGAAAGTTGTTTTTGTCTACCGTGCAGCAGGCTCAGATGACGCCGTGACTACCGAGATTTTTGGTGTGAATAACGCGGCCATTGATGGGACCGATTTTGAAGTCACTGCCTATACTGACGATTTGCAAAGTGCGACTGCCAAGGCGGGTGATACTCGCAAGAGCTTTTCAATCTTGCGTGAGTTTTCTGACATTGGGGTTGATGCTGATGCCACCGCAAGGCCTTTCCTGATTTACAAAGGCTGTGAAGTTGCAAGTTGGAATGTTTCCGCATCTGCCAACGCTCTCGCTAAATCAACATTTACATTCTTTGGCTTGAATATGGAAGACCCGGCTGCAACCGAACCCGTAGGCACTTCCTACCGCAACCCAATCACAAGTGAAGCTTTTGATACCTTCTCAGGATCGCTTGAAATTGACGGCAATGCAGAGTGCATTGTGACTGACTACAACTTGACAATCAACAACGGACATGCAGCCAAATACACTGTTGGTTGCGCCACCTCAGGAGAGGCTATGGTCAGCCAGTCAGTTGTTGACGGCTCACTCACAGCCTATTTTGAAAACATGGATCTTTACAACAAATTCATCAAAGAGGAGGCAATGACCTTGAAACTCACTCTTGCTGATTCTGTGGGCAGCAAAATGGTCATTTTCACACCACTTTTGCGCATTCTCTCAGGCACACAACCTGACGTGACAGGTGACGGCTCAGTCACAATTGCTCTGAATTTCTCAGCGCACGAAGATATTGAGCTTGGCACACACCTAACGGTGCAGCGCATTGCGGCACACAACCTGACTTAATCAACAAAAATTAACCAACACATATTATGAAAGAAAAAGAACCAAAACCGCAACTTTTTAGCATGGCAGCCTTTGACGTGAAAACCACGTCAGAGGAGGGTATAAGAGTTGAGGTCACTCTGCCTGACGGCACTGAAACAGCAAATTTTCTCACTGTGCGCGGGGCTGACTCGCCAACATTTCGGAAGGCGCAAGCTCGCAACAATCGTGAGCTTTTAGCATTGCAAAAGAAAGCTCAGAGCCTTGAGCCTGCTGACCTCGCAATGAGACAGGCAAAGCTAAACCGTGAGCTGGTTGCTGTCTTGGTGACGGGTTGGAACATGCCAACAGAAGACGGTGAAGGCGTTGAAGAATGCACAATTGAAACTGTCTCAGCTTTCTTTGAAAAAGCCCCTCAGCTAATGGAACAAGTTGACCAAATTGCGGGGCAGAGAAAGCATTTTTTCAACAAGCCCTCTCAGGACTCAAAGCCTACGCAAGGAAAATCTTCTGGCTCAGCAGACCTGTCGAAGGGGGCAAAATCACAAACAGAGAGCACTTCTCAAGAGTAGAAAAACAAACAGGCCGCACACCGCCTGAGTTGATATTGCCAGACGTTGAAGATGCAATTTTGTATATTCTCCATTGGTTTTATGAAATCAAAGGTGAGCACTCACTCACATATGTTGAAATTGAAGCTTGGGACAGACTCAAAAGCGTTGGCGTGACACCTGACGAGGTTGAGGCCCTTATGTCAATTGATGC